ACCGCTTTCCTCGACGAGCATCTTTTCAGGAGATTGTTTAGATGTCTTGGGGAAGTAATTTTCCTTAATGACAGATACTTTCTCGCGATACAGATCCTCTGAATCAAAGTCTACACCCTCAATTAATTTCTTCAGCTTTTCAGCCTCAGTTGCGGCAAGATCCTTTGTTTGCTCGTCAAGAATTGCTGCTGCTTTAAGCGCATTCAATTCCTTGGCCAGCTCAATGCTTTGTGTAATTGACTCATCTAACTGAGATTGCAAGTCTTGTGACTTAGTCTGCATCTCTTCTAGTACGTCGTATTTTTCTTCCGGCACTTCGATAAAGTGCTCTTTGAACAATGTCTTCATGCCTTGGATAAAGTCTTCAGCAATCTCAGTTCTCAAGCCAGACTCTACAGCCAACTTGTTCTCTTCCATGTACTGTTCAACAACATAGTTCAAATAACCATCAACCTTCTCAACAAGAGCTTCTTTGAACTCTACCAATTGAGTAGCTGTTTGCTCTTCCAACTTAGAAGTGACCATCTCCATCTCGCTATTAACACGAGCAATGACGGCGGCTTCGAAAATAGAAGTAGCTTTTGTTCTGAATTCTTCGGAAAGATCTTCACCAAAGATAGAATCTAGTTGAGCTTTAATGTCAACAGTTTCTGCTTCAGTAATTGTCTCTCCATCTTCTTCTGTCTCCTCCATTGCCTGAGTCTTTACAGACTTAGCATCACCCTTCATGGGCAAAGGATTTACTTCTTTAGAAGCTTTGGCAGAAGCACTGTTTTTACCAGTAGCGTCCATGACTTCTTCCATGTCTGCATCTTTCGATGAGCCTTGTCTGGGCATAGATGTATCACCCTGACCAGAACCTTGACCGGCTTTGGAAGTATCTTTTGCTGTATTTACAGTGGGCTTACCATCTGCAACTACTGTCTCTGAAGCTTCGTCGATTGACGTCTCTTCAGTCAATTGCTCAGTTCCGTTTGCACGGCTTAGCAACTGCTTAATTTTGTTCTCTACTGACATCCTTGGTCTCCTAAGAGTATGTTTAACGTTTATATTTATATAAATTAATTACTTGATAGTTCGTAAGAACTGTTCAAATACTTGTAATTTCACTTTATTTAGGTCTGCTTTAGATGCCTTCCTAATAAGGTTCTGAGCCTGTTCGATCTGAACTGCTTTCCAAACACCATTTTCTAGAATCCATTCAGCTGATTCCATAATACCTTGTACAAAGGCATCAGGGGCAGAAGGATCGGCTACAATATCAACGGTAGCTAAATGAAAGTCATCTTGAACTTCATTAACACCTTCTTTGTTTAACTTAACAGAACCTAAACCTCTAGATGAGACTCCTAGTCTAACACCTTCTTCAATAAAGTTCTTTGCAATCTTACCCATGGGGGTATCTAAGATTTTAGCTTTACCGTAAATATCATTACCTTCAAACTTAAGACCAGTAATTATATGTGATACTTGGTTAAGGTTAATTGAAGGGTTAGGAGGATGACCTAATTCACCTAATGAGCGCTTTTCGTTGATAAGTTCTTGGTATTTTTGAACTTCACGTTCCATAATACCCCTACCATAGATTCGACCATTGCGGTTTGGTTTCTCTGCTTGCATGAAGATACCTTCGATGTAAACAGATTTTGTACCGTCTTCTTTTTTTTCTGTCAGGAATTTTACATCCTGATTCATTTCTGTAATGAGTTTCATTATCGATCCGGTTGTTGTAAGATTTGACGATTAGGGTCATTAAAGCCTTCGCCTTTGGTGAACTGTAGTATAACAGAACTATTACCTGTACCAGTATGAATAGTAACGTTAGCGTGGGCTTGTTCGTCTAACACTACCCCTAAATCTCTCGAAAGACTAACAGTTCCTTGACCGGCACTCATTGTAAATACAGTATTACCATTCCTTGTAATATTAGCAAAGTTAGCTACATCATACACAATATCGGATATAGTCCAGACCAAATTACCTGAAGTGGTCAAGGGAATAGTTTGATCGGCGTACTTTATGTCGGTGTATGTAATAGTAATGCTATTAACAGCATCGGAGACTACTTTAGCAGCAGCCTGTCGTCTGGTGTTTTTTAGAATGTATTTTGCGATTCCCATTTTTTACTCTTCTTTATTTGATTGCATGTAATCTCTTACAGTACTCATGTAATCGGCACTCAAAGTAATTTTACTCTGAACCCATTCAGCAATATTAGTTTCATCTTCAAGCATATCATGAACTGTTTGTGCATTAGCAATAATAGATCTCAATTGAGACTTAGCCATATCACCTTCATAATCGTACTCGCGAGGATCTTGTTCTTCAGCCACTCTCTTGGCTGTCTTAGTTGCAATAGCCATCTTCATACCCATGGGCATACCAGGGTTTTCTTTTTTAATAGCTTTAGCAACCTCTTCCCGCTTTTTCATTTCAGCAGGAGTAAGATGTTTTTCGTCTAACTTATTCCTCAGATGGAACAGGTTCATTGTCTTCTTCCTTGGTGTAAATGGATTGAGCTAACTCAATTTTTCTTGCATCTAAAGCATCAGTTAATTTATTTGAAAGGGCTGACTCAAAGCCGTCCTTTGCATCTGTATTGTTACCGTCGATGATATCATCAATCATCTTGTTAATAATTTCTGTAGTATCCACAATGTTCTCCTAATGATATATTATTTATTGGTCTGGAGCGGCGTTAGTTTCGCGACTAAGCGCAGCTGCTTGTTCCGAACCTGGCATACCTGGCTGAATCTCAACCGGGTCTGTTTCGTTTTCTTTTTCTATTTGCGCGATCTCATCATCAGTTAATTTAAGAATATTCTTACGAATATATGTCTTACTGTAGTAGATACCAACATACGGTGACATCTGGTTAAGAACATCTACGCGATTGCGAAGGTTCTCTGCATTCTTCATCTCTTGGTAGTACTGATCTTGGGCATACTTATAGTCAATCTTTGACCTGATACTATCCCAGTCTTCAGGGGTAATGATACCCTTCAATACCAATTGGGTCTCTAACAGATCATCAAACAATGCGTTAAATTTTCTACGCAGTCTACCGATAAACTTTGCAAACTTAATCTCATCGTTAGAGATTTCAGCTTGTCTACCGAAATTAAATCCAGAGTTCTGTTGGAATCTAGATAGTGGAATATTCAATGACTGATATACTTTGTTCTGGAAGTACTCAATGTCAGCAATCTGACCTAAGTTCTCTCCTCCAGGTAGTGTTGTAATCTCTGTACCACGACCGCCTTCACGTCTAGGTAACCAGAAATCTTCCAACATAGTCATAAACTTACGATCATCTTTAATCTCCCCTGTGGTAGAGTCATAGATGATCTTATTACGGTACCGGGCCATGATATCTTTCATGTACTGCTCGGCTTTCAACTTAGGTAAGTTACCTACGTCAATATAAAAGATTCTTCTCTCTGGTGCTCTACTCAATCGATAGATGACCAATGAGTCAGCCATCATCTTTAACTGATTGGTAGGCTTAATAGCCTTATTCAGATAACCCAGTACAACGTTTCTATCTAGATCTAAGAGACCAGATGGTACAAATGTAATTGTATCTGTTGCAATCTTAATACCGTTGTTATTATTAGGGTTAGTACCAGCTGTATAGTTTAAACCTTTTTCATTATAGATGAAAAACTCATCTATTGACTTAATAACCTCAACACCTGAAGGTAACTTATCCTTCTTAACTTCTCGTACTTTTCTAATTTTACGAGGGTCAACGTATCTTAGCTCTTGAATACCTTGCTTGGGTTGTGCAGGGTTAATAACTTTTTGATAGTACAAACGTCCGTCAATGTACCAACGTCTGAAGATGTCATGTGCTCTGTCTTTAAAATCCAACAGAGAAATAACCTCGTCAAACTCATCTCGAATTTTCTTCTTTATACTATCAGAAAGCTCCAGCTTCTCTAAATCTAGATAGACTGGGTCTTCACTGTCCACAGCAGCAATTGCTTCTGTGACGATTTCTTCAACAGCATTATCTACATCTGGATAGGTAGATATGTCTCGATAACGAGAAATTAACTCACTCTCCGAGCGAGCTGAAGCATCTATGTCAACGTAAGTGCCGAAATACCCCCCGGCCGAAACCGTGGAGGTACCGTCTTCAGAAGTAGGCGTAATAAAAGATTGACTTTTTAAATCCGCTTGCTTATCTTCTCGGCCAATAGTAAAACCAAATAGTGATAGTGCCATTATATATTTTTCAATGATTAACGATTAAAAATACCACCAAAGTTTACAATACTTCCAGCTGGGTTGTTAGAAGTTGTAAAGTGCTGGTATTGGAATGTCACTGTGAATGAGGAGATTTGATCGTTAGCGCCAAAGTCCAAAGCCACAGGTGATAGATCAACAGGGAATGCGTTGATAATGTTATAGGATTTCAATGCATTACCATTTCGATCCAACTGGAATACTTGCGCGTCGCGCTGGTATTCTGAAGGCTGAAGTCTACCAAACTTACTTGCATAGTCCTCCATTCCTCCCATCCACTGTTCCATAGCTGTACGAATTGACATTTCAGCATCATTTAATACAGTAATGGTCCAAGGTGCATATACGCGATCGCCAACGAATTTTACTTCGCGACCACGATATTGAACGATAGCGGGATTAACTGTTTGACCAGGTAACTCAGCAACAGAGACCAAGAATGGGGCTCTTGCTACTGCTAAGGCTTGACCTGTAACATATGTCGGGAAGGACAATTGTACAGCGAACTGGTTAGGGCGAGCACCACCGTTAGTTAGTGCGGATTTAAAACGTTCTACGTTAAATGTTGTCATTTGTTCTCTCCTTTATTAAGCGCCGACTTCTTCGAAAGAAATTCCGGAGCGAGTTGCAATAAAGTTGAGCTGTATGAAGTTAATCGCACGAGCTGGCTTGATAAAGATATCTGCAACAAAGTTGTTGGTATCAATAACTTGAGCTGTGTTATTAGACTCATCGCAAACTACTTTAAAGTCTGTAATACCACGGCGACCTTGAACGTCACGCAAGAACGGCTCAACAAGGTTTCTAAACTGGGCTCTTGTGAACGGGTCGTTGAACTCGAACAATTGGAACTTAGCAGCTGTAGCGATTGCTTTCTCAAGCACAATAAACAATCTACGAACGTTGATACGATCGAAGGCTGAAGGCTTGGCCAACAATGTCTTGTCACCGAATAGAACAGTACCGTTACCAGGGAATGTTACAACGGGGTTAATACCCTTCTTGTACAATGTATCACGATCGGCTTTGCTTGGTGAGTAAGCAAGTTTAACAACGTTCTTAACTTGACCGCGGTTGAAACCAGCAGGTGAGAACCATGGGTCAGCAACAAAGTCTGTACGAACTGCAAGACCGGCAGTATCACCATTCAATGGGATCCAACGATACACATCGTTATAACGG